CCGCCGGAGACCGCCACCATGCACGTCGATCAAGTGTGGGAAGACTTCTACGCGGAACTGGACTCGCTCTCGGACGAGTTGTCCGGCATCGAGTTCCTGTGAGCCACGGCCGGGAACACCTGTGAACGCCGGTACAGTGATGGTAGGGCGAGCCCTCGCCCGACCATCGGAGCCGGCCCGTGGCCAACGAAGACGTCGTCGAAGCGGTCGCCGCGAATCTCGCGCAACCGCGCCGCGCCCGGACGGACGCCGGCGAGGTTGAGCAACACGAGCTCGACCGCCAAGTGGCCGCCGCGGACTTCGTGATCCGCTCGCGTGCCGCCGCCGGCTCGCCGTTCGCGTGTCTGCGGATGGCCCGCATCGAATCCCCAGGGGCGACCGGCTGATGGGCCTGTTCGGCAACCTCCTCGGGCAGTCCCGGCGGTCGCTGGAGGCGACAATCGCCAAGCAGCGGCACGCCGTCACCAACCTCATCCGGGCACGGTACGACGCCGCCCAGACCACGCCCGGCAACAAGAACCACTGGTCGCAGGCCGACCACATGGCGGCCGACGCCGCCCTGTCGCCGTGGGTGCGACGGACGCTCCGCTCCCGTGCCCGCTACGAGGCCGCGAACAACGGCTACCTCGCTGGCATGGTGGCGACCCTGGCCACCGACCTGGTCGGCAAGGGGCCGACGCTGCTCCTCGACTGCGGGCCGGACGCCGATCAGTCGGCCGTCGCCCGCGTGGAGGAGAACGTCTTCGAGTGGCACCAGGAGATCGACCTGGCGAAGAAGCTCCGGACGCTCCGCAGCGTGAAGGCGATCGACGGCGACGGCTTCGGCATCCAGACCACCAACCGCCGGCTGCGGAACGTGCAACTCGATCTCCGGCTGGTCGAGGCCGACATGATCGCCGACCCGGCAAGCCGGTTTGAGTTCGGCGGTGCCGTCGACGGCGTGCGGTTCGATGCCGACGGCAACCCGTCCGAATACTTCCTCCTCGACCACCACCCGGGCTCGCTGCACTTCGGCGTGACGCTGGGCGGCAAGTGGGTCGATGCTCGCTACGTCCACCACTACTTTCACGCAACCCGCCCCGGGCAGCACCGCGGCGTCGGCGAGGTCGTGCCGGCCCTCGAGCTGTTCGCGATGCTCCGCCGCTACCAGTACGCGGTCGTGACCGCTGCGGAGACGGCCGCCGACTTCGCCGCGATCTTCAAGACCACGATGCCGGCGAGCGGCACCGCTGCCGCCCTGCCGCTGGCCGAGACGCTGCCGATCATGCGTGGCATGGCAATGGCGGCTCCCGAGGGGTGGGACGTTGCCCAGATGCGGGCCGAGCACCCGACCAGCACGTTCGACGCCTTTGAGCGGCGGATTCTGATGCAGATCAGCCGCGCCCTGTCGATGCCGTACATCGTCGCGGTGATGGACGCGACCGGGGCGAACTACTCCACGATGCGTGGCGACTACCTCGTGTATCGCCAGCACATGAACGCCGAACGGGCGGACGTGGAGCGGGTGATCCTCGACCCGCTGCTCCAGCGGTGGATCGACGAGGCCGCCGTGGTGGACGGCATGATCCCCGACGGCCTCCCGCCCCGCGATCAGTGGACGTGGCGGTGGCGCTGGGACGGCCATGAGCACATCGACCCGCTCAAGGAGGCCAACGCCGAGAGCGTCGGCCTGGAGAACAAGACCGTGAGCCGGTCGGAAGCCTGTGCCCGCCGCGGCAAGGACTGGCGGCAGGTGTTCCGCCAGATCGCCGCCGAGGAGGCGTATGCGGCTGAACTGGGCATCGACCTCACGACGCCCGATCAGCAGCCGGCCCCGGCCGACCAGCCCCAGGAGGCGAACCAGTGAGCCAGAAAATCACGTTCGGCGGCGAAGCAACGCTCATCGAGGCCCCGATCCTCGCGGACGGCCAGAGCAGCGGCAACCCGAAGTTCTCGCTCGTGGGCTACACCGGCCGGGCCATCCGGCAGGCATGGAGCCGCACGCCGCTCGTCGTGGACCTGGCCGGCATGGACACGACCAGCCAGCCGATCGCGGTGATGCTCGGCCACCAGTACGACATCGACCACGCCGTCGGCCAGGCGTCGGATGTCGTGAACAGCGGCACGGACCTGACCGTGGCCACCGAGGTCATCGGCGAGAGCCCAGAGGTTGCGAAGGCCGTGACGCTGGCCCGCAAGGGCTGGCGGTTCCAGGCGTCGATCGGGGCCGACGTCGGCCGGATCGAGAACATCGCCGCCGGCGAGAGCGTCGAGGTGAACGGCCGCCAGTTCGCCGGCCCGATCAGCGTGGTGCGTGCCAGCACGCTCCGCGAGGTGTCGATCGTCCTTTTCGGAGCAGACGCCGCTACGTCTGCCGCGATCGCTGCGGAAGCGAATGATGGAGGTTTCCCCATGGCGGATCACGCCACCCAGAAGCCCGACGAGGTCAAGGCCTCGGCGGAAGCCACGGCGAAGGTCGCCGTGGAAGCGAAGGCCCCCGAGGCCGTGACGCCGCCCGCTCCCTCCGTGGACCTGGGTGCGATCAAGGCCGAGCTGCTCGAGCAGATCCGGAAGGAGGTCAAGGCCGAAGCCCTCGCGGACATTCGTGCCGATCGCCCGTCCGCTCCGGCGGTTCACGTCGTCGCCAAGCCGGCCGAGACCGACGAGCTGCTCGTCGCCTCGATCTGCCTCGCCGGCAACCTGCCCGGCGTCGACAAGCAGTTCGGCGAGCGGACGCTCGAAGCCGCCCACAAGCGGCGGAACATGGGCCTCCAGGAGATGCTCCTGCGGGCCGCGAAGGCGAACGGCTACCAGGGTGATGCCTACAAGCTCACCGACGGCAACCTTCGCGACGTGCTGAAGGCATCGTTCGGGTCCAGCACCCATTCGATCGCCAACGTCGTCGGCACGGCCTACGGCAAGTTCCTCCTCAACGGCTACACCTCGGTGGAGTCGGTGTGGGACCGGATCTCGATGATCCGCCCCGTCTCCGACTTCAAGGCGGTGACCGGCGTGCGGGTGAACGGCGGGTTCACGTTCGAGGAAGTCGGCCCGGCCGGCGAGCTGAAGTCGGCCGAAGCGACCGACGAGGCCCGTTCGTTCGGTGCGAAGTCCTACGGCCGGATCTCCGCGATCAGCCGTCGGGACATCATCAACGACGACCTCGGTGCTCTGACCGTGGTGCCCACCCGGCTCGGCCGTGGTGCGGCTCTGCGGTTCAACACCAACTTCTGGACGGAGTTCCAGGCGTCCAACGCCACCTACTTCGAGCGGGCCACGGCCGGGGCTGGCAACGCCCTCAGCCTGACCAGCCTGAAGGCGGCCGTGTCGGCCTACCGGAAGGTCACCGACGCGGACGGCAACCCGCTGAGCGTGGCCCCTGCGATGCTGCTGCTCCCGCCGGAGCTGGAGATCGCGGGTGCCGAGCTCATGGGCTCGGCCCTGATCCACGGCACGAGCGGTGCGGCCCCCAGTACGAACGTGCTGGCCGGTCGTTATCAGGTCGTGTCGTCGGTCTACCTGTCGAGCGCGAGCACCTGGTGGCTCGTGGCGAACCCGGGCGACCTGAACGCGATGGAGGTGCTGTTCCTCAACGGCAACCGCAACCCCGTCGTGGAGCAGGCCGAGGCGGACTTCGACACGCTCGGCATCCAGGTCCGCGGCTACTTCGACTTCGGTGTCGCCAAGGGCGAGCCGAAGAGCTGCTACCGGATGGCCACGGCCTGACCCTGACAGTGCAAATCGTGCCCGGGGCCGGGAGCCCAAGCCCGGCCCCGGGGTGACGACTCAAGTTCCTTCCAGATCCCAGAAAGCGAGAAACAAACATGGCGACGTTCGTGCAGAGGGGCGAGGCGATCGACTACACCCCGACGGCCGCGGTGGCCGCCGGTGCGGTGGTCGTGATGGGCAGCGTGGGTGTCGGCGTGGTGCCGGTGGCCCTGGCGGCCAACGAGAAGGGCAGCCTGTTCGTCGACGGTGTCGTGCGGCACCCGAAGACCTCCAACCAGGCGATCAACGCCTACGTCAAGGTGTACTGGGACGCGACGAACAGCGTCTTCACCAGCACCGTGGGCAGCAACGTGCTGGCTGGCTACGCGGTCGCCTCGGCCGCCGCTGGCGATGCGACGGTCGACGTCAAGTTGATGAAGTCTTGATCCAGGCCGCGGGGCGGGCCGCGTGAATCGCAGCCCGCCCCCGGCCATGGCCGGAGGGCAGTGCAGTGCAGGACATGCTCGCGAAGGCTGGCGGCTGGTTTGAGCAGCAGCGTCGTGAGCATCTCTCGGCGGCAGTGTCCTACTTCCCGGTCGGTGCCAGCCATCCGGTCACGTGCCGGGCCACGCCGACCATCGGGAGATGGGAGGGCATCGACGCGACCGGCCAGGTGGTGCGGATCGAGACGCGGGATTTCATCATCGGCTTCGCCGACTACGCGGCGGACCCGGTTCGCGGCGATCGGATCGTGGTGGTGGAGAACGGCGTCGAGCGGACGTATCAGGTGATCGTCCCGCAGGGGATGCAACAGGCGTGGAAGTGGGTGGACCGCAATCAGGGCGTCCGCCGGATTCACACGTTGGAAACCGACAAATATCCGAGGGCGTGACCGATGGCCGTGTTCGAGCAGCTTCCCGGCGAACTGAACCTGTCGCTCGTGCGTGGCGACGAGTTTCCGTTTTCCGCCACATTCAACACCAACCTCACCGGCTACACGCTCCAGGCGTCGATCTACAACGACGCCACCGGCACGGAACTCACGGCCCCGTCGGTGAACATGACCACCGCCACGGTGGGCGGCGTCACGACCAGCACCGTGGCCTTCCTGCTCACCGAAACCCAGACGGCCGTGCTGACGGCGGCTCGGATGCGGTGGTTCTTCCGTTGGGTGTCGCCGGCCCCAGGCAGCGTGACGCGGACGATCCTGGCCGGCACCGTCCGGGCGGTGAAGCCATGACGCCGGCAAAGTACGACTTCCCCGACCAGACGGCCGGCGACACGGTCGCCAACCGCCGGTTCACGGTGACGCGCACCGTCGGCGGCGTCACGTCGCCGGAGAACCTGACCGGCGTGGCGATCGCGTGCTGGTTCGCGCGTGGCGAAGGTGGCGGGCCTGTCGTGCTCAAACTGGCGATCGGCAGCGGCCTCACTGTCGTGAACGCCGCCGGCGGGATCTTTGATCTGGGCGGCTTCTCGGTGCCACGCGAGCCCGGTCCGTACCGCTACGACATCCAATTCACCTACCCCGACGGCCGCGTGCGGACCTACGTGGCCGGCCGGATGCGGGTGCTTGCGGACGTGAGCACGTGATCGACGACGTCTCGATCTCTGTCGCGGAAACGGTCGAGGACGTCGGGCTGGTCGTCGGCGGCGGAGAGACCGTCGGCCTGTCCGTGGGAGGCACGACCGAAACGGTGTCGCTGGTGGTGGCCGCTGCAGGCGACGTCGCGACCCTGGCCGTGGTCGAGGCCGCGGAGACCATCGCCCTGGCCGTGCTGCCGGACGCCGACGCCGTAGCGGTCGCCATCGCCGATCACGGCGAGACGGTCGTGATCACGGTGGCACCGCCTACCACGGGCGAGGCCGCGGCCGAGACCTGGGAGACGGTCGCCAAGAACCTCGGGGCCTACCCCGCCACGCTCGCCTACGCGGCTGGCGAGCTGGCGAGCATCACCTACGCCACGCCCGGCGGGTCGATCGTCAAGACGCTCAACCGCACGGCAGGCCGGCTCGCGTCGATCGTCCTCTCGGGGGCGCTGCCGTCTGGCATCGCGACCACGAAGACGCTGACCTACAGCGGCGAAACCCTGACGGGGGTGGCGTATGGCTAGCCAGACAGTCACCACGACCGTCAACTACGACGCGGCCTCGATCTCGGGCCTCCTCGACGGCGAGTCGATCACGATCAACGGCGGCAGCGTCACGGTAAATGCAGATGTGCGATGGAACCAGCAGGCCGCCGTGTTTGGCGCAGTGTCGATCTCGTCGTCGCTGGGCGGATCGTTTTTGATTGACGGGACGCAGGTGTGGGAGGTGCCATTCTCGGCATCGACCGGCAACGTGCCGACGCAGGCCGCCCTCGGCTCAAACGGCGTGACGGGCGGCACGAGCGGGGCCACAGGCGAACTGACGCGAGTGTGGGCGACCGGCTCGCTCACTCCTGCCACAGCGGGCGGTGCGATGCCCGCGACGGGCTACATCAAACTCCGCTCCAGGTCAGGCAGTTTCCAGGCCGGCGAAACCATCACGCTGCCCGGCGGGGCGACGGTCACGGCGAGCAGCGCAGGCAGGCGGTCATGGATTCACGTTGTCGGTCGAGGTTCATCGTCTGGAATAGGCCAGCGGCTTACCGTACCGCGACTAGGAACGCACTCGATAACCGGCGACTGGTTTGAACTCGGCACCACGAATGGCGCCGACAATCAGACGTTTCAGTACCCGGTAGCGGACCTTTGTCCGGCAATCTGGATTGAGACTTCCGCCGGGTCGGGCGTCTACGAAATCTGGCTACACGCACACACGAGATGGACAGACGCCTCGGTCTCCACGACTGACAAGCGAGGGATGTTTTTTGGCTGCGATGCGGCGACGGGCGTCATCACCGTCGCTGCTCGTGGCTCAAACAACGCCGGGCTGAAACCGCCAACTGGATGCAAAGTTCGCATCCCCAACGTTCTGCTGTCGAGCGCTGATCCTGCAAACTACGCCGTCAACATCAACCCAACGGGCATCACTTTCCGGTACGGGTACACGCTCCCGGCCGGTGCGCTATCTGTCAGCCATGCCTCATGCGGATGGTACATCGCCGGCACATCCGTGTATTCATTGAGCATCCAAAATAGCGGCGTCGGCGGGGCGATGTCGTTCAACACGCTCATTGACACCTTTGTGCTGCGAAACGTGGGCCTGGGCCTTGTGGTGGATTTGGCCGGTGGTGCGCCTTTTGTGGTGCAGTTTGCGTACGCAGGGGCAATCATCGAAGACGTTTCCATGGCGCACAACGCTGCGAACTCGGCGGTGTGCACAATGAACGACTGCGCGAACTTCACCGTCACGCGACTATCGTGCATTTCATTCGGGACGACTGGAACAAACGCCCTCGGCGCAAGCGCACGAGCAATACAAGCCACCCGACTGGTTGATTCGACTTTCACCGACTGCGTTACCATCGGCGGCGTTGGGTTCAACTTAGCGCCGTGCGCTCGCGTGAGGGTTATCGGGACGAAATACGCTGCGAGGTCAATCGGCACGACGCAAACGGACGGACATTACGGAATAGTGTTGACCGGGTCGGACGGCGTGCTGGTCGATGGGTTCGCAAATTACGACAGCGTCGCCAACGTGCATCCGTATGTAGGCATCGTGAATGTTCCGAGTTGCGCGAACGTCGAGATAAAAAACATAGCATCCGCCGCCTCCCCCTACGACGGAGGCAGCGCAAACCAATGCGGCCACATCGCAGTATTGTCGGGTTCCGCAGCGGTAACAATGCGGCGCTGCTACGCCAGCAATCTCCGCACGTCAATGGTCAACACTGCGGCGACTGTCATCGGGTTTGATGCGTACAACTGCTGGGGCGATGCGGCTGATACGCAAGCGAATAACTGCCTCAACAGCACGCTGCGAGGCGGGCGGTACACGCCGACCGTAACAGCCCAGGCAAACTGTTATGGGACGCACTTCATCGACGGCTGGACCAGCACCACTGCGGGATTCATCCAGATTGCGTGCAACGAACCAACTGCCGC